TGAACTTTAGTTAAACTATGGTCTGGTTGATGTTTGCGTGACTTGACTTTTGGTTCTTTCTTACCAAATACCTTTTCCCAATTATCCTCGAATTGTTTATCACTGACCACTGTAGGTCTCCTTTTAGAACCTTTTCCCATAATAAATTAGAAGTGTTAAATTGGCCCCTCGTCTATTGTGACAATATTGTCTATAACCCGCCATCTAACCGATATCACTCTGCCGCATTTGATATCTTTCCACGATTGTATACCCAAACCTCAACCATCCTACTTGGTATAACTCTCTAGGTCTGTGTTTACCTAGTCCCCAATGGTCAATTCTAGTGCATAATATATTTATAATTCAAACAACTTAGAATTGATAATCCTTACACATCATTTGCAAGTTTTTGGAAGTATGAAAGTGATTCATCTTCATCTACATCTGCTGATACAGTTGTAGGTTCTGCAATTGTTGGTTCTGGACTTGGAAATGCAACATCGTCCATGTCAGATGCAACTGAAGCTGCAGTTGCTGTTGATGCTGTTATTCCTAAAACTCTGTCGAGTTTTTGTTTGAGTTCATCATAAGATTTGAACTCACTTGGTGCAATAACATCCTGTAAAGAATGTTGACTGTTCCAAATTGCTTCCATCTTTGCATCATCATCTGATAATGGTGATGGTGTTGCAAATTCAGATTTATCATAGTTCCAGTATCCATCTACTTTACGAACTTTGATTTTAAAGTTTGCACCTTCCCACAAATCAAAAGGATTCATTGGTGTTTCATCCTCAAATTGTGGTTGCATTCTGTCTTTCAACATTTCAAAGATTTTCTTCCCATATCTGAATAGGAATACTTTACCTTCGTTTTCTGGATGTGTAGGGTCAGAAACTACAAGAATGTTTGACACATAGTGCAACCTTCTTTTTTGTTTCCTAGCAATATCCTTGTTGGACTCAATACCAGAGTTCCACAATTCAGTATTGTGTTCTGATACAGGGTCTTTATCACCTAGAGTAGTCAAAGACTTCTCTATATACCAACCACCTGGCCCTTGGAATCCATGGTCAAAGTATTGAACCCATGGCATATCCTCGTTTGCAGATGCTGGTAAGAATCTTACAACTGCATAACCATTACCAGTCTTATCTAAATCGATTTTCCAGTATCGGTCATCATTGTATGATTTGGTTTCAGTTCCACTAGATGATTGTTCTAGTGTTTTTTGTAAGGTGTCGAATCCACCTCTAGATTTTTTTAAGTCTTGAAATGACATAATTATATCCTCTTATTAGCATTGTATTTGCATTGTATTATTATTGTATTTAAACCAAGTATCGTTCCAAAGGTTCAACACTTAATTCATCCTTCATTATATAATAGTCTATGTTTTGGAATCTGTCAACTAAAATCTTTAGTTGGTCTGTTTGAGAAGAGTATCCTTGGATTCCAGTATCGACAAGTCGAATGTTTTCTCCATCTTCTACATTCCCATAACATTCAGTTCCAGCATAGATGTTATTATATTTAGTCGAATCGTAATTCCAAATAGAATCAAATCCAACAAAAACTACATTATCGTAGTTGTGGTGATGTGATGCCATTGCAGCTGCAGTAGTTCCACAAAACCAATTTTCAAATAGAAAGTAGTCATCTTCTGGCCCACCAACTTTTTGAATCTTGTAGTCATCTTCTATTCCTATTCCTTGCATGTTTAAGATACCTACATTACCATTACCTTTTCCATGCATAGTCATTTTCGTATGACTTGGGTCTATCCATTCTTCAACTGGAACACCCATTGTTTGTTTTATTACATTGTATTCTTCAAAGTCTAATGGGTTATCCCATTCACCAGAAAAATAACATTTGTTATATTTTGGATATTTAGAGACACAACATTCACCCATGATACTTGCATCTACAATTGTGAGGTAGTCTGGAGTATAGTCTCTAAACATTGCATTACACCCCCATATGTCCCCACCAAGCAACGATAACTCTAGTCCCTGTCTAGATGTACCATTACCTATAATGTATGCAGTATGGTCTTCTGATAATTTGACATTAGGTATTACACTTTCATCAAAGTATATGTCTGGTCTTACCATTGTTTCAGTTATCATATATCTCTAGTATTTTTGATTTTAGTTTCTTTGGTTCATATGACATGAACCCTTTTGTTTTTTGTATCCTCTGTTTAAGTTCAGGCCATACATATTGTTCTGTTATGTTTACGCTGGAACTCCATCCAATAATGGCATCAAGTAGTACTCCTGTTCCAAGTGATATGGACTTTGATAAAATATTGGAGACAATGATAGGGTGAGAAGAACTATTAGTATGAAATAAATTGTCCAGTTTTCCTTCAAGTGAATGTAGATATCTGATATCTTTCTCAAAACAGTAGACAAGAGACTGTTTGTATTTTTTCCATTCTGTGTAGTTTTCTTTTGCTTCTTCACTAAATAAATCTCCTACCCAAAAGTCTTTGTACATAAAGTTTGATATGTAAAAATCTTTGAGTTCTCCATTGTGTTGTTTTCTAAGTTTTGCAAATTGAAACTTATCATTTCTCTTAAGATAACTTTCAAATGATGCAGAAACTTTACCATTATACTTGTTAAAATCATAATCAGAATTATAGTGTAATTTTATACCAAGGTATAATTTATATGACTCATATCCAAATCTTGCATCCACCCATTAATTCCTATGTGTTCTTTTGTAATGTTCTAATGCTTGTTCTTCTCTCCACTTCTCAATCTTGATTTTTCTTTTCCAATCATTGATTCTTCTTTGTCTCTTTGCAGATGGTTTTTCATAGTATTGTCTTTTACGAACTTCTGCAACAATACCATCCCTTTCTGCTTTCTTTTTAAATCGTCTCATTAAAACATCAAATGGTGGTGGCCCAGATGGTTTCTTTGGTTTTCTTCCCCATTCTTTTTGTCTTTGTGGTGTACGATTAAATTTCTTCATATTGGTAATTTGCCTTTTCCTTTCTTTGCATTTGGTTTTAATAAATTGTATGACATTGCATCACTTTCAATCTTTTGTTTAAGTGGTGGTGTGATTAGATTTTTTACTGATTCTGGGTCTAAATGTTGTGTCTCACAATAGTAAACTATTGCATCGATATAATTTAGTCCTTTGGTAAGAACAACTGTTTCAATTGCTTCTGCAAATCTTTTCTTTGTTAATATCATTACTATTCTAGTATCTCATAGATTTCTTATTTGTCAAGTCTTTTATTGAAGTCTATAACTAAATTTTTATCATATGTTTTTCCATATACATGAAATTCATATTCTTCAAGACCAACAACTCTGTTTGTTTGTAAACCATAGTAATCAAAATTTGCAGCTGCATATATTGTCCCTTGATGCATTCTGTCATCTGCAACTGATATTATGCACTTTGCACCAGCACCAAAAGGTGGTAGTGAGGTAATCAATTTCATAGTTCTGGACAAGAACCAAGATGTTATGTTATGTTCCTTTAATGGTGATACAGCGAGTCTTGCAATTTCCCAGAACCCCTCACAATCCTCTGTATGACATCCATAGTGTTGTTGATGAAATCTAGGATTGTCATTACCAAAGTTATAAGAACAGTATTGAACTGCACCAACTAAATCATTCTTTTTAAAAAGACCATAAAACTTATGAGTTATCCATGGAAATTTTGTACCAAATAATTCTTTGAGATAGTGTTCTTTTTGGATTAAGGATTCAGCATCCTCAAGTGTAATCTCACTTACTTCATAATCATCTTTCATTTATTTACACTGGTGGGTTGTTATGTTGTCTATGTGATTTCTTTTGTTCCCAGTCTTCTATTGCTCTTCTGATTGAGTCTTCTGCAAGGACTGAACAATGTAGTTTGATTGGTGGTAATTCAAGAGCTTCTGCAATCTCTTTATCTTTAACAAGTTTAGCTTGTTCAATAGTTTTACCTTTGAGCATATCAACAAACATCGTTGAACTTGCAATTGCACTTCCACATCCATAGGTTTTGAATTTGACATCTATGATTTTTTCCTGTTCATCTAACTTAAGTTGTAGTTTCATTACATCACCACAGGCAGGAGCTCCTGTCATTCCTGTTGCAACATCTGGGTCTTTAGGGTCGAATCTTCCTACTGAATGTGCTTCTGGATTATTTAAAACACTTTCAAATCTATCTACTACTTTTTTACTATATGCCATAAAACTAAAATATAACTGATTATAAATATAGGTGATAATTAAGGGTAATTATCATTCTATCAATTATTTATAAGGAGAACGAACCTAAAATGAGTCGTGCTATTAACTATATCATTGAACATCGATGTGAAATCTGTAATACTATAAGAGAACTTTTTGAGTTTTCATTTTATATGTTAGCACCAATTGCTTTACCATTTCTAATAATGTGGATGTCATCAACATACTACTAGAGACCATATTCGTCTCTGTATTGATTACGAAGTTGTCCTAACTTCTCTACATACTTTTCACTTGGTTTTTCGTGAAACATCTGACTAGAACCATCACTTACTGCAATCATTGTAATTATTGAATGCACCTTTTCTCCTGTGAGTTCTTCAAACATTTTTGCATATGCAGTTTCCTGTATAAAATAATTTTCAATCCATTCTCTTCTTTTTGGTTTTGCACTGGTTTTAAAATCGATGACCGATATCTTTCCATCCCATTCTGCAATACAATCTACTCTACCAGCAAGTTGTAGGTTATGTGAATAAAGTGGTGACTCAAGTCCATGAACAGTTCCTATCTGGTTGAGTTGTTTTTCTAGTGAGATGAAAGCTTGTTGAGTTGTTGGCATTGCATTCTTGAACTTATCTTCAAAGTTATCACCTTTAATATAATCCTCAAATAATTGGTGTGCAGATGTACCATGTCTTGCAGCTTGAGTTGATATTTTGTTTGCAGTTTTTTCACCAACTCTTTTTCTCCACTTCTTAATACCATCCCTACTTAAAATTCCAGTCACCGATGTGACAGATGGATATTTTTCACCAGTTGGTGTTATATAATATCTTTTACCATTTATGTTTTCTGTGGGTAATGATTCAAACCCATGGTCTAATATGTTAAATGTTTTCATCACACATTTTGTCTAGTTCATCAAAATCATGTTTACCATGAATGGTAATTCTGAAATGATTATGATGATTCCATTCTACCTCAAAAGGTATATCATATCCCTTTCCAGATAGTATTGCAACTCTATCATTGAACTCTCTGTATTCATCCTCTGTTAATGTTCTAGATATTTTTTGTTCTGACATATTACTTCCTTGGAATCTTAGTTCCTAATCCTTTAGATTGCATATCAACATGTTTCTTGATAACTTCATCTGTTTTAACTTCTTTTGCAGTTCTTCTTCTGATTCCATCTGCAAGTGTTGACCTTGGATGTGCATCTGCAACTTTAGATAACACTTCATTGAATCCACCACTATTACCCAAACCAGTTCTATTACCTACTCCACCTACTATTGATGGTGTTCCTGTAATTACTTGTTTTAAATGTGGATTACCTTTCTTGTATTCTTGTAAGTCATTCCACGACATCAATACATCGTGTTGTTCACCTGTCTCTTTGTCTTCTAAAGTATATGTTGGCATTAGAATCTACCATCCCATAATCGTTCAAATATTTTGTATGTTCCATATAGAACAATGAACCAAATCATTGCATTAAAACCTATTTTAAACAGAAAGATAGGTATGTTCCATATCCAAATAAATGTATCCATCATGCCTCCATGAACTGAGGGACACTTCTGTTAGTCCATCGTGCAAAATCCTTCTTGTATTTTATGTAGTAGTCTTGATATGCATCAACTACACTTTCTTGTTTGACTTCATCTGGCATTGCAAGATATGGGTCAACAAAAGGTTCTACTGGTATCTGCATAGGTGGTTGTGCAAGTATACCTCTGAGTTTTAAATCAGTTAAATGTACTCTACCATAACGATGTGTATATTCATAACACAATTGTTCCCACATCTTATATAACCAGTTGTAATGATTTTGTGAGTCTCTTACCCACTTACCACTAGGATGGTTTACATGGGATGCTTTGTATAAAAGTCTTTCATGATTTTCCAGAGGATGTTTCCATCGTTGTATCCTACGACCATTTGCAGTTCTATCTGTATATGGGTCACCATCTAAAACGCGATGTGCAGTTGACATCAATTGTGCATACTCAATAATCATTTTGACCACATGTTTATCACAATGCATTTCTGCACATGTCTTTGGGTCTTTGTCTAAGTAAAATATATTCATGCTTCTTTATCTATATCCCATTGTATTCTTTTTTCATAGTTTCTTCTTTTAAGTCTTGCATTCATTCTCTCAGTTGCTTGTTGTGTTCTAATTGTTTTTAACCACTTTGCACCATCCCTTTCTGCATCTTTGAATACTGCATTAGTAAAAAACAATGGAATCAATACACCTAAGTGAACTATAATACTTGTCACTATATCATATCCAATCCAACCCATATAATAGGTTGCAACGAATCCAAAATAAACTGACCACATAGTAAACAATACTAATGTAAAATACATTTGTAAACTTGGGTCTGGTATATGTCTAAGTGGATTGAATCTTGCATCCATAACCACATTCCAACAATCATATATCCATGTAAATAATCTTTGTATTTTTTTCATAATTCTATTATACCTTGTTAAACATATATGTCAACCCCATTCTTCCTTCTTGAGCAAGAGAACTGACGAATCCTGCTTTATGGTCTATGTCACCATTAAATACTACTACATTACCACCTATTGGTAATACACATTTAATACATTCTTCACCTCTGTAAAACATAGTTTCACCACCTAGATTAAAATTCCAGTTTGGATTCATATAACATATTGCAGTGTAGTCTGCCCAATCACGATGTATCTGAGAGTTATCTCCATGTTGAAATAGATTAATGTATGCAACCTCTGGTTCTTTGACATGTCCTGTGAATGCTTGTATCTGAGGTTTGATGATATCCCATATTGGTTTCCAACCTTCTTCTATGTTTTCTTTTGGTTCAATACCATGAGGTCTGTATAGTAAAGGTTTTCCCCATGTTCTTATTTCATGGTTATCATCACTA